TGTTTAGTTAACTTCATCGGCTATGCTCCACTTTCATACCGTCAAACTCTTGATCAATTACGGCCATACCGCGCACTACAGCTGCTTGTGAAGGAAGCTTCTTAAAATCAATAGTGTTTACTTCATGGCAGTGTTTGCACATAAACTTATTTTTCTTTTCAAGCTTTGCCTGTATTTCACGGACCTCTGCCAGCATTCTGTTATTACGTTGGGTGACTTGATTCAATTGGTCTAAATATTTGGCAATCCATAAAACTGGATTAAGTTTTGTTTTGCAGTCCATACAAAGGATCTCATTATCTTCCTTTGATATTTGAATACGCCCGTGATCACACTCCACAATCTCATTTCTACGTGTGAACTTGATAACTTGATTTTGTTCATCAACATGAATCACATGCTTATCTTGGAAATGGCTCATACATTCGCCCCTTCAATTAGCTGAAGAATATTTCTAGGAATCGGCATACCTTCACGGCGGCACATCTCTGCATATTCATGTGGATTATCGAAAGGATCTTGACCTAATTCTTTTGCAAGTTCAGGCTCTTTTTCTTTTGCCTGAAGTTTTTGTACTGGTGCTGGTTTACGACCATTGATTTTTAAACGTTCCATCAATGATTGGAGATGCTTTTGCGCTTCGTCATTGCTCACAGGAACGTGTTTAGGTTCTTTGTGTTCTAGTTGTAGCGGTGGAGTGTAAAACTCTTGCTGACGACCTTTCAATTGAGCTTTAGCCACCATCACGTTGTAGGTTCCGAAGAAATTATCTTGAGCTGCTCGCATTTGGCCGGCTTCGATCAAATACATAACCTCGTCTAAGGCGTACTTAGTGATTTGGGTAATAACCACGGTACGGTCAGTCGTAAACTTACATGCACGTGACCAAGCTTCCTCTGGAGACATCCAACTTTCACCAATACACCAGGTGCGAAACTCAGCAAATGACGGCATAAAACGTCCACCTGCTGTAAGTAATCGAGCAAGTGCGTTGTTAAATTGGTTTTGTTGAACGCCAACCAGTGTTTTAAGTGCGATCTGTTCAACTACTGACAGCGGTATTGCATTCTCTCCACTTGTTGGAAATTGTTTATTAAACTGAGCAGCGTAAACAGTGCGAAGAGAAGCGATTAATTGACGCACTTCGTTCAAGGTAATCTCATGCATGACCTACCTCCTCAATCATTGGAAACTTTTTTGCTGGGGTTACATCCACGATTTGAGATTCGCTCTGTTCTTCAAAAAGATTAGCGAAGTAACCCGACTCTTGTGGTTTTTGACCGGTTGAAGTGATTTGCTCTTGTTTCTTGCGGTTTGCAGCAACTTGTTTCTCGTTGTTTTGAACCCAAGAGAACCACTTAACCAACCAGATGCTTGGTGTATTCAACGAACTTGATTCGTTTGCAAAGTACCAGTCACCGAAATTTTGAATCATGGTTCTCAAGTCGATTTCAGGTACAGAAACAAATCTTTGTTGAGCAAGTGAGATGAAATCGTATTGAAACTCGCTGTATTCAGAAATGAATTCACGCATTGAGTAACGCTTGTGATCATCGATCTGATACTGAGCAAATTGGATTGGTGTAAATTGCGAATTTTCTTCACGCGCATTACTACTACTATCTATATATTGGTTATCGGTTAACGGTTTATGGTTAAGGTTTTTTTGGCTTTCACTTTCAGAACCCAAAATTAACCCACTGGGTTTTTGTAGGTTTTCAGAATTAACCGAGTCGCCTTCACTTTGGTTTTCTTTTGGTTTTTCCTTACGTGGACGCCCACCTTTCTTACCATTTTCACGATTTTTATCCCCTACTTTTTGATAAGCGGCGATTTCTGAATCACAACGTTTGTTGTGAAACCCGTCTTCCTCTTCCACAAAAAACTCTTGCAGCACAATTAATACTGCATCCCTTTCTTCTTGGGTATTTGCACGTAACCGACGAAAAACCGACTGGGTTTCTTTGGGTAATGGTTTTTCATTCAAATAATAAAAATCGAGAGCACGGCGATAAAAGCACTCTTCAACTGGGCTAAGGTGCGCTGTAGCAACCATAAAGTCGCTGATATGGTGGAGATATTTATACATCAGTGACTGCTCCTAATTTTACAAGACCGCGCATTTCCAACTGACGAATAATTCTTGGAGGAATAAATTCGTTGTTGATTTTGTAGCGAATGCGAGACTTTTCTTTCACCTGAATTAGTTTGTGCCCATCCTCCATAAGACGGCGAACTGCTATAGCCTGCCCCCCCATATGAGTTAATTCCTCAAGTTGATAAAATCTTTCCTGAGCCTCAATTGCGGCATTCATAACTGAAAGTGGCATGGCTGCTAATTCTTTAGCCGAATAGATCTTTACTGGTTGCTCCAGTGGAATTACCACCTCTAGCGGTGTGGTGGAAACGGAAATATCCTGTTTTCTTCTTGCTGCATATCTCACTTTTCACCATCCTTTGGCTTAACATAGCCTCCAAAAGAATCAACCAAACACGCCTTGGTTAAGCTGGTTACAATCTGCTGTGCTAACCATTGCGTTATGCGAAATTGACGAGCCATAGCCTCTGAAAACTCAACTTTGGTTACCGCCGCATTATTTTCGTCATAACCCTTGTTGCGTAAATTTTGCTTTTTCACCTCAAATAGGTGCCCAAGCACTCGCAATGCAGGCTCATAAAAAGATTGGATTTCTCTTTGCTGACGAGAATCTTTGATTTGCTGTGTAAAGCTGTTCATGACACCTCCGCTAATGCTTGCTCAGCACTTGTTAGTCGGCGTTTGGCATTAAGTTCGGCGACTGTTGCGGTGCGGATTTCTTTTGAAGAAACCAGAATCAAATGATTCTCTGATTTGATAGTCCACAACCTGGTCAAAGTTTTGTTTTTAACTTCAAACAAATCATTTGATTTAAAACTACGGCACTCTTCAGTAAGTACCACTACATCACCCACTAAAAACTCTTGTAAGTTGTGTTTGGACGTTTGATTTGATAAATTAGTTTGCATATTCATGGGTTCCTAAATTTGTGAATTAAGAAGCCTGATCTTGACCATCAGGCTTTTTTATTGCGTTCTCTCCGAACGGATTGTTTTCTTTGTTCATATAAATCAAAACGTTCTCTGGGTATTCCAGATACCTGTGACATAAGATTCTTGTCATCTTCACAACGCTTCATATCCAGAATGGCTAACCATCTTAAATACTGGCTGTTAGACCAGCCTCGTTCATATGCTTCCCTTGCCACATGCTCAGCTACAGGCTCAGATAAATGTGTCGGCATGCACACCGTCTTTTTTGCACTTGGCTTTTGTTTGGTCATGGTTGTTCCTAAACTGATATTTGTTCATGAGGTCAGTTATGCTATAGACGACTCTGGCTTAGCATTCTCAAGTAGCCATTCAGCCGTAAACTTTCCACCGCTATTAATTGCAAGTATCTGGGCATATTTGGTTTCGCCCGTATATTCAGTTCTTGGTAATACCCCTCGTTTTTCCATCTTGCTCATGGCCATGTATGTACGGTTTAGTAACGCTGCTGCTTTAGATCGACCACCAACAGCATCAAAAGCATATTTAATGGGATTCAAAGTTAAATCTCCCTTTTAATTGATTTCACCAAAATTAAATCATAGGTTTAATTTTAATACAATCCATGATTGCTTCTATTTTTTTAAATTTCCAATAGAATTTTAAACCAAAGGTTTATTTTATTAATGATTATGGAATCTATAGCTGAACGCATCCAAGCAGCACTTGATTATGCAAATCTAAAATGGTCAGCAGCATCTCTCAAATTGGGACTATCAGCTCAAGCTGCATCTAACTGGAAAAAGGGGAAAATTGGTAAGGAAACCCTGAAAGAGCTAGCGGCTTTAACTGGAGTAAGTGCCGGATGGTTGCTAGATGGTTCTGGATCAATGATCGAGTTGGCTGACAATCCTGAGAATGCTGATGCATATAGGCCAGTTATGGCATGGGAAGCACCGGATGACCTCGATCCTAATTCTTTTATGATTATTCCGCATGTAGACGTCAAGTTTTCCGCAGGTAATGGCCGACTGGTTGAATTTGAGCCAACAACCAGGATGACGGGATGCGCACAACGCATGGAGTGGTTTCATAAGAAAAAAGTTTCACCTAAAAATCTTGTAGAAGTGGATGTTGATGGTGACAGTATGGAACCAAGGATACCAAGCGGCAGCGTTGTAATTATCGACAAGTCTGTTAATAGACTAGAGCAAGTTCAGAACAGAAAGGTGTATGCAATCAGGTATGGTGATGAACTAAAAATCAAAAGATTATCTCGTAGATATGACGGAGCCTTGATTATTGATAGTGATAATCCTAGCTATGAAAGAGAGATCGTTGAGCCGCAAGACTTGGAGCATATTGGCATCATTGGTAAATATGTTTCTCATTCTTATGATGGTGAAATTTAGGCGAGCTAAGTAATTAATTTTTAAAGAAAAGATGGTATTATGATCGCAACACTTAATAAATCCAAAACTGCGCTAACGATTAATCGCCAAGAGTTCAAATTAGCATTAGGTAAAATTGGCGAAGGTATTGAAAAACAAATAGCCTCACTTAAAAAAGCCAAGCAAAGTTATGACGCTACTGAAATGGCATGTGAGGTCATTAATGAAGCAAATATCTTTGAGGCTATAATCGAAGGATTTAATGAAGCTGAAGGTACTAATTTAAAACTATCAGATATAAGTAATTTGGAGCAAGCGCAAGGCTGGGTTGATGATTTTCTAGAAAAGTACAGCACTTGAAAAGGTAAATAAGAAGAAGTTGATGAGGTAAGATTCGTAATGAATAAAAAATATATGCCACCAGAACTTTACGAATACAGGCATCTAACAAGCACTGAACAAATGGCAATTCATCAGATGCTTATTTCTTATGTTCGTGAAGATCACCGCTTCAATATCATCATGATGGGGGCTGCGGAGCCTTACAACTTAGTAAAGATAATCAGTGTGAATTTTGAAAATGAAGCTGCAGGTATATGGATTCACTTCGAAACTATTGTTGGTGAAAAGCTGGCCTTGCCTATTGATTTCATTTCAAGAATTGAGTTTTCAGGGCAGCAGGAAATTTAATAAAAAAGATTAGTTTAAGGTTGGAGGAATATTAGGAAATGAAGTGGAATCCACAATATGCAAAAAATTGAAGTTAACTCCCGTAATATCAGCCATGTTCTTTATCAACACTTCTTGTTGACGGTAGTGCTTAGAACAGGTGAAAGGTTTATTTACAGACTTCTTGAAGCAACCACATTCAAAGAGTTTGTTGATTCAGAAGATAAAGATAAATTTTATAGAAGTCATATTGAGGCTAATAAAGAATTTAAGCGGATTCAGCTTTTTGTTTAATTGAAACCGTGACCCGACACAGTGCTTTAAACCATATCGGTAGAGAATATATGTATAAGATACCTAAAGTAGTTATTCCTGATTCCGCTAAAAAATATAGGCCTCCCAAAGTTAAATTAACGCTAGAAGAAATCAAGCAACTTTCAGATGACGAGTTAATGATGCTTTTAAGCGGTGAAGGCCGAAGCGGAATTATCCCAGCACCACTTCTACAAGCTATAAGCTATGAATTGACATCAAGACAGATTAAAAAATCCAGCAAACCGCATTGGACTGCTTATGTTGGGGTGCTGCTGGCCTTAATTGCTGCAGTCACTGGTGTTGTTGCAATACTAAAATGAGAGTAACGATAACAGAGCACATTGAGATAAAACTAAGCACAAAATTTACTATACGTTTGTTTTTGATTTTCATGACATATCCACCAGTAGCACCCTCTTAACAAGTAAAGCAATTGAGGTGATTAGAGGTATTAAGCTAATTAACAGACCAGCTCTCGTCAACTTTATTTCACACATAAGAACTCTCTTTAAAATGTGAACCAAATGGCAATATTCACAAGTATTGTTACCATGCTAATAAACATTTGCATATTTAGTATCTGATCTAATTTCATAAAAATACCTTTGTCAGGTTAAATCAGCGACCAACCCACCACCACGGTGGGTTTTCTTTTGTCTATTAAATCTAAAATTTAAAATAAATTCAATCTTAGGTTTAAATATCTATTGCATCAAAATTAAATCTAAGGTTTAATAATTTTCACCAGATAACAAAAAAGCACACCGCCCTCCCCAGGTCCGATGTGCTTTGCTATATGCGAGATCAATTATGAACGTAAAAGCTCCTCCTTTCAACTCATTTGCATTTGTCAGCATGGCTGCTCTTGCAATCTCTGGTGGTTCTTTAGTTGCTTGCCAATTGCAACCAGCTTTCCAAACAAAAGAAGCCCCTTCTCTATTTACCCCTAAGACTCAACCAAGTACTTACGGGGTTTTAACCGCAAAAATCACAGGTAAACATTCTGGCGTTGCTGTAATTAAATTAGATAGCTTCCGTTTAAACGTTAGCTTTGATTTTGAAGCTCATCCAGACAGCTACGGCGTTCCGGGTTCTGAATTTACCGCTGTTGATATTACTCAACTCACGGTAAATGAAATTACTGACATTAACGGTAAGTCATATAACGATTTCACCGAATTTGAAGACATCCGCAACATCAATGACCTTCTAAAAGGCTTCATCGAACGTAACAAGTTGGTGGAGGCTTAAAGATGACTCATTTCAAAAAGCACCCCGACGGCTACAAGTCATTTTTAGGCCGTGATGATAAGGGCCTCTACTCTGTTCGTATTGGCTGGCAAGTGTACGCATCTAATGCTAATGGCTCAGTTCTTTACAAAGTTAAAGACGGATTTAAGACGCCTTTAAATGTGTATAAGTTTCAAACCGACTATCCAAAAGTTTGGAATGAACTCACACAAGAAATCGACTTTCAACGCAGAAAGCAGCTCGCAATAAAACTGCGTGAAACAAACATTCCTACTTATGACCGCAAAGCATATAAGCAAAAACGCGGCTTCACCGGCTCTAGATGAGGATAAGAAAATGGCTCTACCGATTATTACTGCTGACCAAACTTTATTGGTTCAAGCAATTATTGTGTACCTATACGCGGATCCGGGTTTAGGTAAATCATCGATGGGCTTTACTGCGGAAAAAGCAATTTCTTTTGACTTTGACCGTGGTGCTCACCGTACTGGTGAATTACGTCGTGGTGCAGTTGTACAGGTTCAACAATGGAGTGATGTTGCAAACCTTACTCCGCAGGACTTAGCACCATATAAAACTGTTGTCATTGATACCGTGGGTGCAATGCTTGAATGCATTAAAACCCACCTGTTACTTACGGCAAATAACCGTCAAAAAGATGGTTCTTTAAAGTTAAAGGCTCAAGGTTTAGCGAACCAAACGTTCAAGCAATACATCAATACTTTGATCAGTTTAGGTAAAGATGTTGTTTTCATTGCACACGCATCAGAAGATCAAAACGGTGATCAAATTATTTACCGACCAGATCTAGGTGGTAAAAACCGTAACGAGCTTTACCGTATCGCAGATGTCATGGGTTATCTAACAACTGTTACTACTGGTGAAGGTAAAAATGCCCGCGTTATTAATTTCAAACCTTCGCCTACACATCATGCGAAAAACTCAGGTGCTTTAGGCGGTGAAACCGGTGAAGTATGGGTACCTGATCTTAAAGCACACCCTACTTTCTTGGCTGACCTGATTACTCAAGCTAAAGATCACATTAACACCTTAACGCCTGCACAACTTGCAGCAGCTAAAGCCCAAGAAGAGCTAGAAAACTGGAAACAAAGCTGTGAGGAAGCAGAGCATGCAGGTGACCTTAATCAATTAACTGAGTCGCTTGATAAAGAACACATGTATTACCAGAACATGCG